CATTATATCCCGATGACTTAGCAGCAGGATTCAAACCTAATGAAACGGCTATTTATGCTAATACTATTTGGAATGCAAGAAATGAAGCAGATGCGACTAATGGTTTTGGTTCAACTAATAACTTAGAGCCTTCTGATTTAACAACCGATATACCAACATAAAATGGAGAAAAAAAACAAAAAATATTTCATAGGTAATTTTTCAGATGTTACCGATGAAGTTTTAAAAACTATAGGCTGTTGCCGTTGTGATTTAATTACGGATTCAGAAAAGCAAACGGTTATGTTTAAGATAGCTACTTCAAAGGAACATCCAGAACTATCTAAGTTTACAGCATTGAATAAAAGAAAAGCCATTGAAGAGGTTGAAAAATTAAGAACAATCAAAGAAAAACCTAAAAAGTTAAAGTAGTGAACTATTTATTTAAGCCTATAACAGATTTTGTAATAATTCAACTAGCTTTTGAATTATCAAGGCAAGGTCACAACTTGACTGGCAGCTTAATTAAAAGCTTTGAGTCTAAAGTTCGTGATGTTGGAGATTCTATTGTTATTGACTTTTACATGGATAGTTACGGCTTAAGTTTGAATTATGGCATTAAACCTAGTCGCATTCCTTATACCGTACCGCCACCATTTAGAGGGGGAACATCAAAGTACATTGAAGGTCTTATAAGGTTCGCTAAAATCAAGTTTGGAGCAGATAAGAAAAGAGCTAAACAGATAGCCTTTGCAATAGCAGCCAAACACAAAAAGTTTGGATTTCCTTTGAGTGGTAAAATTGGATTCTTTGACATAGCATTAGAAGCTAATGAAGAGCAAATAAAAGAACTAATATCCGACTACTACGAAGCAACAATCAATTTATTAATTAATGAGTTTATAGAAAGTTTAAATAAATGATAAGGTCAACACTAACAAGCGAACAAGCAGAAGCAGCACAAGAATTGATACAAGCTGACTATGTAGCTAAGGAGATAAGCGGAACTATATCCGCTGTTGTCGGGCAAGTAGATGCCTATTTTGTTGTTACTATACCAACGGCAAGAGTTGAAGAATTTACTTTAGGAGATAACGACAAAAAAAACAAGTTTGCTATAATCACAGCCAACGCAAATACAGAAGAATACAAAGGCGTTACCTTCGTAGATGCGTGGAATTTAGAATATGATAAAATTTACGGATAATGACATTAATTGCACAGCCTTTTTATGATGGTTTAGCAGCTTATAGACCAGTTAAGTTTACCACTATGATAACTTTAACGGATAGTGCGTATATTTCTCCAGTTGGTTATGTAACGGTCTATAAAGACTTAGTTGCTATTGCGACCGATGTACCATATTACTATTCATTTAGTCAAGCAGGAACTTCATCAGGCGATACGGACTATACTTTTTACATAGATGTTCAAGAGTTCTGTCAAGATTCCTTAGCACCAACAAAAGAACTAACTACCACCTTTGTTGAGCAAGGCGATAACATAGTGTTAAATGGGGATTGTTTTGCTGAATATTATATAACCGTGCAATATTACGCAATAGATGTCCCGACCAATATATTTGGTATTGCTAGTAGTGTTAGTGTTGATTCTTCAAACTCTTATACTGTTATGGCGTCTTCATTGAACCCACAGCAGGATATGAATATGTTACAATACTACGGTATTAGTGGGTTACAAAATGGGGTTTTTTTGACAAAAAGCCCTAGGACATTGGACGTTGTAGATAGTGATTCTAGTTATTTAACTGGTTTAACTCCTCATAATATAACAGCATTGAACTCTTTTGAGGTCAACCTTTATAATTCTGCTGGAGGACTAGAAGAAACTGGTTTAATGTTAATGCTTGGATTGACATTTATAAATCAATTAACACTAAATACTGGTTATGATAGCTTGGCACTTCTAACTTATGATCAAGGTGCGCCAAATTTCTCTAATGCAAACGTTACATATTATACTGTAACGCTTGGAACAGCCTTTTTAGTAGGCCCTTCATATGTGTATGGTCGTCAAACTGAAATTTTTACATACAATAGAGTTGCTGCTTGTGTTTCATTGAGAAATTTACGCTTATCATGGACTAATTTACTTGGTGGTGTTGATTCTTATACTTTTGATTCTGAAAAAGATTTAGTGATTACAACAAGTTTTGACACTGTTATTGGCGCTTTGTCATGGAATGCAGGATTGGCTATACCTGATAATAAACAAGACGTAGGGAGATTTAAAACGAATAGCCAAGCAGGTTCAAGGTACGAATTGCTTAGTAAGTATCTAACAAATCAAGAGGCCACATGGTTATCCGAATTGTATATGAGTCCTAAAGTTTATGCGGTTATAGATGGGGTGTTTATCCCAGTAGTTATTGATAGGACAGAAACATCAATCGCTAGGCATAACGGTAAAATAAGGCTCCGAGTAGTGGCAATATTGTCTAATGATTACATAATCCCTAGAATATGAGTTCATATACTGAATTGATTATTAATGGCGTGTCTATGGATTTGTATAGTACCGAAACATTGCCACTATCAATAAATAAAAGCGTAAATGATATAAATGGAGATACAACTGGCGAGTATAGCAAAGCATCAATAGAAATCCCAGTAACCAAGACCAATAAAGAGGTATTGGGGAATCGTGGCGTTTATGATGTTGTTATATTGTCAAATGGTACTCCTAAATTCAAAGGCAAGGCAAGAGTAAGAAGAAGCAAAACAATAAGTAATAAGTATGGTTCTGTAAATTCTAATTATGAAATAAATTTAATATCAAAAAATGCAAGTTGGTACACGGAATTAGGTAGTTCTTTGCTGTCCGATTTTGTTGATATTGTAATAGATTGGGATGATACCAATGTTAGCAATGGCACAAATGTACCTGATGGCACAAATGATTGGTTTTTCGGTATAATCAAGTGGCGTGAATGGGATGTATTTAATGGCACTAACTATGAAATTAAGTGGGAAGAGTACACTCCAGGTCTTTTGCTAAAGCCAATCATAGAGAATGCTTTTGCTAGTATTGGATATACTGTAGTTTCTGACTTCCTAGATACCGATTTAGGGCGTAAGTTGTCAATGCCTACTCCAATCCCTAAAAAACTAAGTGCGGAGTTTAACGAGAAATATCTTAATACAAAGGTTTCTTTTAGCGGTTCGCAAATTACAACATTTGCTGGCACTCCTGCAAACTTACCTTTTGATGTTATAGACGTAGCGGCACCAAGTAACCCAACAGCATACGATAATGTTACAAACTTTGATTATACATGTCCTTTAACTGGTTATTATCAAGTTGATTTGGAATTGACATTTGACCAAACAGCACCAGTAAGCTACGCTTGGTTTGTAGATATTTTTTGGGATGGTGGAGTTATTTCTCCTCCAGTTGGATTTGCCTTTTATAATGCAAGCGGTTATCAGCAATATCCTACCGATGGATTACCTTTTACAGTAACAGCCTTATTATACTGCCAAGCAGGGGATAAAATTTATCCTTATTGGGTGAATGCAGATGCAACCTATCCATTAACAATAACAGCAGGCAGCATGACGATAACTGGCGAAGCGGTAAAAACATACGGCATGCTACTAGATTTCAAATACTTGTTAAAAGAATGGCGTTTTATCGACATGATGCTTGGACTAAAGGCTTATTTTAATCTTGTATTAGATGGCGATGAAACAACCAAAGTCATAACAATAGAGCCAAAAGATAGGTATTTGGAGCGTTACAAATATCCTACACAAGTACAAAATAGCAAAGAGGGTTATTATAAGGATGAAATAAAAGACTATACAGACAAGGTTGATTATAATAAAAGTGGACGTGAGGATTATCTCGATACAGAGGGGCGTTTTGATTTCTTTTTAAAGCTAGACAACGACCCAACAGCAGAGTTTTTGCTTGCTTCTAGTCGATTAGGAATATACGAGGCTAGGTATCCTATTTCAAATAGTTCTAATCCACAAAAAACAAAGCCTTTAGAAGTGCCGTTTTTTGCTGCAACTATTCACGTTAGCGATATAGAGGCAAAGTTTCCAGATACTAATGTAGTTCCTCAATTTCCTTTGATTTATCCGACTAATTATATTGAAGACCCAACAGCAACGGAAGCAGACCAAGATTATGACATCGAGCCTAGACTTTTATACTTTGGAGGTCGTAGGTCTTTACTCGCTGATTCTATTGGCGATGGATTTGTTGAAGTAAATGGCGGTTTTGGTATTAGAACTGTCCCTGCTTGGTTCGCTGTAAACTACAATGATACAACTGGCTTTGACCCTTCTTTGTCTTTTTCTAACGAGGTAGGCGGTTCTAATACTGAAATTGTAGGACTATTACAAAGTCATCATCTAACCGATACGGTAAGGCATGAACAAGGGCAAATAGTAGAGCATTATATCAACCTTAACGCTATTGATGAACATGAATTTAGTTTTAGGATTAAGGGCGTTGTAGAAAGTCAAAGGTACATAGTCCAATTAATAGAGAATTACAATCCATTAACAAACGATTCCTCAAACTTTAAATTTTATTTGGACTTATCGCCAACCGTTACAGATGTAGCAAAGATTATAAATTCAAAAGTAAAAGGAATCGCCAACCTAGTAGTTAATTAATATGAAAGCAATAATAATTTTAATGATGCTGCCTTTTTTGGCGTTATCACAAAGCAATGAGATAGGTTTTAATGTGGGGACTAGTATTAGTCCAATAATAAGTATTCAGAAAACAAAGGATTTCCAAGAATTAGCCTTTATGCCTAATGTGAACCTATCTTTTGGTAGTGATGCATTTAGGGTTGTAGCTTCTTTTGGCGTTGTATCGAGGCTATTAGTAGTAACTGGTGGGCGTTATACTTATGCAAGTAGCGGTTATTTTATTAATACCATAACTAACGAACAAGGGGCAGAAATTGGAGCTGGTGCAAGGTGTTCTTTTGGTAAAAATAAAGCTATAACGGTCTATTGTGGTGCTTCTGTTGGTATGGTTGCAAGTAAGAAAGGCGACCCGATAATTAATATTTGCCCTGTCAATATAGGGGTTTTTGTGAACATTTTAAAAGTTGAGTAATGGCAAATAAGGTAGTAGGTTTTAGTATAGAAATAAACGGACAAAAGCAAATAGAAGCCACAACTAAACTATTAGGTTTGTTGAATACGCAAGCTATTTTATTAAATAACACTATAAAAGACCTTGAAAAAAGTGGAATTAATCTTTCAAAAGACTTAAAACTTACTGGCGATTCTGCTCAAAAAATGAGCAAAGTTATGAAGGATTCTTTTAAGACATTTGACGAGGGTAACAAGGTAGTAACTGACTTAGGGAATGGATATTTTGAAGTTACAAAGGCTATTGAAAAAGAAGCTAAGGTAATCAAGGAAACAACCAAAGAGGAACTAATCGCTTTGGAGATTAAGCGTAAAATAGCACGTGAAAACAAACAAGTTGCCAAGCAGGAAGCTATTATTCAGACGGAAACAAAGAATAATATAGCATCGTTACGAGCGCAATTATCCTTAACGACTTTGGAATGGAAAAAATATACCGTTGAGGAGTTGAAAAATACTGATGCAGGTCGGAAGGTAGCAGCAGATAAGAAAAGATTAACAGCTTTGTTGCTCAAAGAAGAGAAAGCAACTGGCGATGCAAGGCGACAAGTTGGTTTTTACGAAAAAGCAACGGCAAGCCTAGGTAAGACATTACTTAAATTGTCCGTAGGTCGTGACATTATAAGAGGCTTGTTCCAAGGGTTAGCAACAGTAGTAGAAGAAAATAAAGACGTTGATGCTAGTGCCAAATCTGTTAGTCAATCATTTGAACGATTAATTGGAGCAGCTAAAAAAGTAGGCTTGGCGGTTATTCAATTTGTAGCTAAACCTTTAAAGGCGTTTATTGATGGTGCTGAATCCGTTAGTCAGTCATTGTTTGGTATTGGCTTTGGAACAGAGAAAGCGAGCGAAGGGGTAAGAGATTTGCAAAAAGAATTTAATGCAGAAATTGAAGTTTTGAAACGTGGCAACTTATCGACAGAGGCAAGAAAGCAGCTTATTACCGATATTAACACGAAATACAAGGAGTATCTACCTAATTTATTAGATGAAAATGCAAGTTTAGAAGATATTACAACTGCTCAAAATGCAGCAAATAAGGCGTTTGAAAAGAAGATATTATTACTAGCTAGTGAGGAACAGTTTATTGACTTAACCAAAAGGCGTTTAGATGCTTTACGTCAAGAGGCAGCACTACAAAGACAGTTAGCAGATAACGAAACCAAGTATCAAGATTTGCTCACTAATGGTACTAAGGTTTCTAAAGATGGTATAAATACTAGTGCTGCTTATGCAAAACAAGACGTAGAAACAGCCAAGCAAAGAATAGCAGCAAATAGAAGGGTAATAGATTCTATTGAACAAGAAAAAGCAACCTTAGACGAAGTTATTAAAGCCGAAGGCATAAATACAGCCGACTTTGTTTCTAATCAAGTAGTTAAGACCGAAGCAGAACTAAAAGGAATTGAAGATAGAAGAGCAGCACGACAAAAAGAAGCTGACGAATTAAGGGCAGCACAACAAGCTTTATTAACCGACATACAAGCTCAAAACATCGCACGTATTGAGTTGATTAAAGACCTTAGCAGCGAATTAAAACAAGCAGAAATAGCCAACATCGCAGACCAAACACAAGCAGCGATAGCAGCCGAAAAAGAACGCTTTGAATTGTCCAAAGAGGCTAGAAAAAAGAACTTTGAAGAAACGCTAAAAGAGATTGAGCGTGAAGAGTTAGAGCTTATTAAACTGTTTGGATTTAGTAGTAAGGAGTTTGAAAAGTTTGAAGAGGAAAGCGGATTACAGTTGCTTCAAATCCAAGAAAATAACAACGCAATAAGTGAACAAGAGGCTATTAAGCATCAAGAAACCTTATTGAAAATTACTAAGGATGGAGCGCAGGCGATAGCGGATGCAAAGCAAAAGGATTATGACGAAGCAAACGCAAAACGAGAAGAGCAACAAGCAAAAGAAGAAGGCGACTATTTAGACCAAATCAAAACGGACATTAAAAATTTTAATGACGAAAAGAAGCGCAAAGAAGAAGCAGACAAAGAGAGATTACAAGCTACTAAAGACGCATCTATTGAACTTGTTAATGCTACTTTTTCAGCAATTAGTGACATTATAAACATAGCTAACGAAGCAGAAAACGCAAGGTTTGACGATGCAATAGAAAGACGACAAGCGAGTATTTCAAAACTTAATGAGGACTTGCAAAATGCAACTGGACTACAAAAAAAGTTCTTAGAACGTCAAGTAGCACAAGAAGAAAAAGCATTAGAAGAGGAAACGGCTAACAAAGAGAAAGCTAGAAAAGAGCAAGCCAAAACACAACAAGCGATTGCGATTACACAAGCTGTTATCGCTGCTGCTTTAGGTATTGCTAATGCTTTTGCTTTACCTCCTCCTGCTTCATTTGTTGCTGCTGCTGCTACTGCTGTTGCTACTGCTGCTCAAATCGCTGTTATATCTTCTCAAAAGTTCGCAAAGGGTGGTTTTACTGGTCAAGGCACAACACGTGACGAAACAGGGCATAAAGTCGCTGGAGTTGTTCACGATAATGAATACGTTGTACCAAAAAGCATTCTACAAACTTCTAAGGGTAGCGGTTTAGTTAGCGAATTGGAAAGTATGCGAATAGGGAAGATTCCTAAATTTGCAACTGGTGGATTTACCAGTCCGATTATGACAGCTCCAGTTTTGGCGAATAACCAAAGCGACAGTAACAACAAGCTAGACACCTTTATAGATGCTGCTTATTCTATGGCAGATGCAACAAATAGAAGGATTGATAGACTTCAAGTTGTTCAAGACTTAAATAATCTTAATGATATTCAGCAAAACGCATTGACTTTAAAACAACAAACAACAATATCATGATAAGACACAGAATACCAAGTGAAAAAATGGATGAGTTTTCAAAAGCAATGCAAAAGATAGAGGAGTTTCTTCCAAGCCCACCACAAAAGCACATTGATTACATGTTCAATGTTTACAACAACTTTGTTAAACCATCTTATGAGGAGGACTTGACAAGCGGTTGTGGGGAATGTAGAGTACAAGTATTAGGTAAACTTAGAGCAATATCAAGAGAATGGATAACACAAAAATAGAGTTCAAAAATACAATATTATTAGATTTTGGTAATTGGTGCAAGTCTAAGGATTTAGAGCCTACAAATAGCCTATTTATTGACTATTTAGAGAATAGAAACGTAATAACGGAGCTAACTATCAAACGCTTTGTAGTAGTGGCTAAATACCCTATTGTTTTAGAAGAGCATCTAGGTATTAAAAGAGCTGCTGTTTATGCTTTAGAGGATGAATTTTTAATACCTGAATCTACAATTAGGGTCTATTTAAAGCGATTCCAACAGTTTTTTAAACCTAAAAAGCAGATAGAACCCAATTATTAATAATAAACTATTATACAAAGTATCTACTATTGTACTATGAGCAAACCGAACTACATATTAAATAAGGTTGATAACGCTGCTGTTCTTCTAATTGATGGAGAAATAAGTGAATGGTGGGGTGTTGGTTTGAGCCAAGTATCAAACGAATTAGCCAATTTGAATGCTGATAGCATTACCGTTCAAATCAATAGTGTGGGCGGTTCGGTTACAGAGGGACAAGCAATAGCCTCTTTTTTGCGTGGTTATCCTGCAAATGTAACTACTAACGGCATTGGATTAGTTGCTTCTATTGCTACAATTATCTTATTAGCAGGTAAAAAAACCAGTATGTCCAAGGGTTCTTGGTTTATGATTCATAGACCGTGGGCAGGAGTGCAAGGGGAAAGCGAGGACATGCGACACACTGCCGACTTATTAGACCAAATAGATAGCGAGATAGCCAACATTTATGTTGATGCTATTGAGTTGAACAATAAGCTAATAAATGCGAGCCGTGAAGATACCAAAAAGAAAGTCCAACAATGGATGAAAAACGAAACATGGTTCACAGCTGACCAAGCCTTTGATATTGGCTTTATTTCAAGTGTTACCGATGGTGCAAGTTTTTACAATAAAGCAAACGCCTTAGAGATGTATAATAGCTGCAAGAGTTTTAAAAACGCTCCTGCTGAATTTTTAAACCAAATCAAAAACGTAGTCGACATGGCAGAACCAACGCCACAAGTAGAAGAAAAGGCTTCTTTTTTGGATATGTTTAAGGCTTTATTTACTTCAAACAAAGCAGAGGTAAAAGAGTTGATAAATAGCATTTCAAATGAGAATGAAGCCGAAAAATTAGCGGAGATTGAAAACGCTAAACGTATTGCGAAGGAAAACGGATTCTTTAAAGAAGATGTTACCGAAGTAATCGAAAACAAAGAAGTTACAGAAGAGCCAAGCGAAGAAGCCAAACAAATTGCTCAAATGACTGCTCAAATTGAAGAGGCAAACGCTAAAATTCAAGCTTTAGAAGAATCAAAACTTTCTCCTAGTGCTGGCGATGGTGGCAAAGCTTCTGAAAATGCAAAAGCACAAGCTAATCTCATTGCTCCTACAAAGGCGCACGAGGATATTATTAACTCATTACCAAACATATTCAAACGATAATAAATGGCTGATAATAATTATGTAGAGGGGCAAATACCTGCCAACTCTTACGCTCTTACAAATCCTTACGCTACAAGTGGAACAGCTTTAACGCTTAAAGGAATCAAACGTATTGACGATAACGAATATTTGGCATCGTTTCAATATGTTATCGCTGCTGGTGGTGCAACTACTACCATTACACCAATTACAGGTAACACGCAAGGCGACTTGAAACATTACCGTGTTGAAATTTCAGATGGTGTAACTGTTGCAACTGCTCAACTTTCTTTGGCTGCTCGCACAACTCCTTTTGTTGTTGATACTAGTGGCTTAGTTGCTACTGCTGCTTGGTCTATCTCTTTTTACGGTGCTGTTGCTAACGGTGGTGTTGGAGATGCTTATGACCGTTTAAGTTATAAAGTTGATTTGGCTTTGGCTGCTGCTGTTGCTGGTGTTACTGCTAATACTATCCCTGCTCAATGGGTTAATGTTACGGCTTTGTTGAAATTAACATCAACAGATGACGCTGCTTTTGACTTGTTCCCTGCTGCTGGATTAGTTATTAACAATGGAGATTCTATTGATTTGATTGATTACCTAACTGGAGCTGTAGAACTTAATAATGCAGGTTCTTATGTTTTCTCATTGGAGCTTAAAAAATTAGGAACTCAACCAGTTGCAGTAAGGCCAACACTTCCAAGTAATGACGTGTTTGCTTCTAAAACTGATGCGGTTGATTTCCCTTATGCTATTTCAAAAACTAGCACACCAGTTTTAACTGCTTTGACAATCGAAACTGCAACCGCAGGTTCTTACAGCGAATTGATGACTTTTGACCTAGTTAATGAGGGCGTTGTACCTTCTTTTTCTTTCACAGTTAATACAGAGGTTGCTGCTTAATAGCTTCTTTGTTTTAAATAAAAACATATTACAATGGGTACAATGACAATGGAGCGCAATGTTAGTTATAGCAGCATTGAAGCCACAAGATTGATTTACCAACCAATTTTTAAAGACCTAATAGGTTTAGGATATTTTCGAGTTATGCCAAACGTGGTAAACAAGAAAAGAATCCAATATATTGACAAGCTAGAGGGGATTGTTCAAAAAGCTAACGGTTGTGGATTTACTCCAAAAGGAGCTACTTCTATTTACAACCGTACAGTTGAAGTGAACGATTCTAAAGTAGAATTGTCTTTTTGCTTTGACCAATTTCTTGACACCATTTTTGAGGAGAAGCTTAAAAAGGGGGCTAATGTTGGAGATTTGCAAGGTACTGAAATAATGGCTGCTTTATTGCCCTTAATTCAAGAGTCTATGACTGCGGATTATTTGCGTTTGTTTTGGTTTGGCGATACTTCAAGCTTAGACGATACAAACAACATTACTGATGGTATTTGGTCTGTTCATGTTCCTGCCTTGGTTGCTGCTAATAAAATCCCTTATACCAACACGTCAAGCGGTGCGGCTTTATCTCCAGGCGATGGCTTGGCTTATATTAAGGCTGTTTACGACAATGCTCCTTTGAATCTTAAAGGTTTGGCTAATTCTGAAAAAAGAATCCTGGTAAGCGGTACGGTATGGGAGCAATACATGGAAGATTTGGAAGCTTTAGGCGGTGGCGATGCAGGTCGTATGATGCTTATTGATGGCGTTACTAAAATGTATTTTAGAGGTGTTGAGGTTATAGGTAACTACAACTGGGATTACTTCAACCAAAAATACTTAGGGTTGTCTAATCAACATCAAATCCTTTACACAACGCCTGATAACTTGATTTTTGCAACTGATTTGTTATCTTCTCAAAATTCTTTAGACATTTGGTTTGAGAAAAAAGAAGAGGTAACAGATGTTAGAGCTAAAAGCAAGATTGGAACTAATTACACTCACGAGAGCTTCTTTTCAGTAGGCTACTAAAACTATAAATTATGGCTGCTTGTTTAACAGCAGGACGGAATAAACCTGCCTGCGATACGCTTATAAGTGGAGGTGTAAAAGAAATTTACTTAGTTGACAGAAGTGATGTAGCTTCTCAAACTGTTGGTGTTGGTGGCGATGTAACGGCTGTTACAATGAACGCCTTGGCTACTTTCTATAAATTTGAGTTTGCTTCAAATACTGCTCAATTTACGGACACTTTAGACAATACAGCAGGTACTATTGTTACGCAATTATTGCGCATGACTTGGAAAGGAAGAAGCCAAGATGACATTAACGCTATTATGGCTTTGGCTGCTTGTCAATGTGGTTTAGTTGTTATTCATATCGAGAACAACGGAAATTCTTACATTTGGGGAGTTGATGAAACAGAAGAGGCTTTATTGCTTAACTCTAATGGAGATTCTGGAACATTGAAGTCTGACCCTAATCAAGAGGAGGTTTTCCTTCAAGCGATAGCTACTACCAAGGCTAGAACGTTTACTGGTACTATTCCAGTCTAGGATTATAAAAATTCACAACTTATAAAAGGGGGTAGGTTAATTCCTATCCCCTTTTTTTAATTAAAAACGAAATGGCAAAGAATAAGAATAATACAATCAATACTTTAGAGCCTAAAAAGTTCTTGCTAGATAAGGTAAGACACGGCAGATGTGGACGTTTTGGCGTTATGTCAAAATTATGGAAAGACTTATCAAAAGACGAACTAGCAGAAATCTATTTGAGTTCTCATAAGAGTTCAAACGATGCCCATTTTATGGGTACTTTGCACAACTACGTTAGTCCTTTTGATAAACCATTCCCAACGATAGACAATGACAACGAAGAATACAAATAGAGGCAACAAAAGTAATATAGGGACTAGTAAGGAAAAATCTTCTTTACTAGCTTCTGCTATTATCCAAAGTCCTAGAGATACGGACATTTTAGAAGAGGATTTGGCTAATGAGTTTAACCCTGATAGATACGATACAGATAGTAATTTGTTAGTCAATGAAAAGTGGGTACGGTTTTTTAATAAAGAATCTAGCACTTTGAAAGGATTAATGGCGAATGTCAACAACTCTACTACTTTGAGAAATATCCTTAACCAAAAGACTACGTTATCTTTGGGCGATGGGTTTATTCCTTACAAATCTACTAGCGTGCCTATTTTACAGACTGTTAAAAAGTTAATTGAAAAGCTATTTGCGGTTGATGGAGATATTGAGCAGCTTAACGAGCTTGTAGGGAATGTTAATCTAAATAATGAAACTTTAGAGGAGGTAATGTCAAAGCTATTTTTTGATTATTACGCTTTTGGTAATGCGATTGTAGAGTTTATAAAGGGCAAAAAAGGGGGAAAAGATGTAACAATGATGTATCATGTACCTTTGCATAAAGTAGCTATTAAAAAGGTTGATGAATCAAACATCATTAAGTACATTGGTATCTCTAACGATTGGGACACTCAAACTGGTAGTGATACGGACATTTTACAAGTGCCTATTTATCCTAACTTCGAGAATGTAAACGGAGCTAAAAGAAGTTGCGTTCATATTAAGTGTTATTCGCCTGGTTTTTTCTATTGGGGGCTACCTTCTTACTATGCTGCTCGATTATGGACTGAAATTGAGTACAGAATACCAAAGTACAACATTTCAAAGTTCAAAAATAGCTTTACACCTAGTGCAATAGTACAGTTTTACGGTCAAATGTCACAAGAAGAGGCAAGCGATCTAATCCAAAACGTACAAGACACATTCACGGACACGGACAATAACTCTAAAATTTGCGCTCAGGTTCTTAGCGATGAAAAGTACAAGATGCAAGTACAAGTATTAGAGGACAAAAGCGAAGGTAATTGGCTAACATTGGCAGATTTAGCAAGTCAAGCGATTATCACATCTTGTCAATGGACAAAAGGTTTAAGCGGTTATGCTCAAGCAGGGAAATTAGGAACCAACCAACAAACAAAAGAAGAGCTGGAGTATGTTGTTAATACTGGAATCAAGCCCGTAAGACGTAAGTTTTTGCAATCAATAATTAATCCTTTTGTCAAAGAGAATGCAGAGCAAGGGAACGCTCCAAAAGACATTAAATTAGACATCGCAAATATGAATCCTATATCGTTGGCAGGTTCTTTGGTTGCTAGTCAAATCTTAACGACTGACGAACAGCGCAAGATATTAGGCTATGAGGCAATGGACGAAAACGGAAGGAACGAACTATTAAAAAATCAACAAGATGTCAACAGTAATAACATTAATCCAGCCTAGTGAAGTAGTCAACCAAGGTATTTTTAAGGGCGCACCTTATAATAATCGTTTTGACCAGTCTTTAGTCGCTCCAAATATCCACCTTGCAGAAGATAGATTTTTGAAAACGTTTATTTGCAAAGCTTTTTATGATGACTTGGTAGCAGAAAAGAATGCCACTCCTAGCAATTACAATGCTGATTTAGGTGCTTTAGTACAAGCCTATCCAAGCAATGCAGCTTATGAAACGTTATGGACACAATATCTACTACCTTACTTGTCAAGGGCTGTTTTATGCTTAACGTTGCCCTCTGTCACTCTTCAAGTGAGTAGTCAAGGCGTAATGACAAATAACAGCGAATATGCTCAAAATAGCGGTCTTAGTGGCATGAAATTCTTAATGGATAACGAACTACGAAACACAGAGGAGAGAAAGCCGATTATTATTAAATTCCTATGCGATAACGAGGCTAGTTATCCTTTGTTTTGTCGTTCTAATTTTTGCGGTTCTGATGACTATAACGAGGACGATTTTAACAAGCCTAAAAGAAACGTTGGATTAATCTTTTATAAAACTAAATAACAATGTCAACTTTAAAATTAGCCAAGTCAATAACAGTTTTGGAAGATGGGAAACTTTCTATTTTCTTATTCGATAATAAAGAGGTCTATTTGCAGCCTACTATTATTGTTGATACGTTGGATTCTTTGCAGCGTTTGAAAATTAGAGATAGTGTTAATTATGTTGATATTGACACTAGTATTGAAGAGATAGGCGGTTCCCCTTTTGGCGGGACTTTTCCCCAATTAGAAACAGCTATTCGTGAACTTGCAAAAAGCGCAAACTCTATTAATTATAGCGGTGGCGGTGGTGGTGGTGGTGATGCAACAGCAGCCAACCAAACTACGCAAATAACAGAAGCACAAACAGCTAACACAAATCTTAGTAACTTGCTTGCTGAATTACAGCTAAAAGCAGACTTGACAGAAACACAGCCCGTAAGCCTTGCAAGTTTACCACTAGCGACAAATGCAGCAACCGAAGCAAAGCAAGACAACATTATTACACAGCTTACAGGAGTTCAAAGAACGCCAACATTAACACGTGTTACCGATGCAACAGGCAGCCCAATAGCAGCAGGAGCGGTTGAGGTTAGTGTTTATAATGCTGGTAATTCAGATGGTGTGCTTTTAGGTGCTACTATCAAAAAGGGCGAAACAATAACGTTTAAAGTAAACAACCAAAAAGATACTTTGGGTGCTATTAGTTACGATGGAACAGGAACAGAATTAGTAATACAAACACTTGTATAAAAATGGGAATACAAAGAAATATAACGAGCGAGGAGATAGAAAAGATAGACAATATTAGTGTAGCTGATTCTCAAAAATTGGGTTTTATTGATGTTACCCAAAATGTAAATTTAGATACACTTGAAACAGATGTAACTAATAATACAAATGCTATATCAAACATTCCTAACTTTGGGCTAGGTAGTGGCAAGGTATTAGAAGCAACAAGTCAAGCAAATGGAAATCTGATAAACGCTGCAACATCTAAAACAACGCCAATAGATGCTGACCAAGTTGGGTTAATGGATAGCGCTGCTGGCAATATCTTAAAAAAGTTATCTTGGGCAAACATCAAAGCAACTTTAAAGACTTACTTTGATACCTTGTATAATTTAACTACTACTTTCACATCAACAGACCAAACAATAACATCAGGAGGGCTATTGACGATTGCTCATGGATTGGGTGTAGTGCCTAAAAGTATTCAAGTATTCTTAGTTTGTCAAGTTGCTGAGCAGGGCTATTTGATTGGGGATATTGTACAAATGAATGTTTCAGGTTCGGGGAATGATAGAGGCTACACATCAGTAGTAAATAGTACCAATGTAAGAATAAGATTCAGCGACCAAGCGAATGCGTTTAGAATACTTAATTTCACAGATGGAATGAGAGTAAATGCCACTAATGCAAGGTGGAAACTTAGAATAATTGCAACAACCCTTTAAAATAAAAATTATGACTTATTACGTAGATGGTAGATGGACAATGGTTAGAGTTCTTTAATTAATAAAAAAATACTTATATGATTAAATATTATAGAAGAGCCGACAATACCTATGCAGATGGTTATGATGGCGATACAGGTGCTGACCTTACAGGATTAATTGAAGTGCCTTTTGCTCCTGATAATGCTAATGACATTTGGGACGAAGTAAACCAAGTTTGGATTCACACACCTACTCCTGTGTATAAATTAACTGGTTTGGGTGATAACCCAAAAGACATAGACTATGACTTGTTTGGATTACACAAAAATAAAATTTTAGTAAAAGGAGAGTTTGTAGAAGTTGAATACTATAAAAATTTTGATGGCACTACCTATTCAGACCTAGTAGTTAAAGAAACTAGAGTTTATTTTAGACCGCAAATGGGGTTGGTTTACACTAGAACGATGAATATTGATTGGTATATGTCAGATGATAGTATTGGCTTCTCTAAGCCTGATATTATTAAATACTACAACATTCAAGAAGCAATGGAAGAAGCAGAAACTAGACGACATAATGTTCTTTCAGATGCTAAACTTTATACAGCTAGTCAAGTTGGAATAGCTGATGCCTTAGACTTAATGTCTTCGGTAAACAATGAAATTAGTTTGTATATACAAGGGTTACAACAACCTTTACTAGATGCTATTACTGCTTCTACTAAGCTATACTTGACACAAGCAATAAAAGATACATTGGCTTCTATCTTAACAATTAACGACTAATGAGCAATAAGATTATAGCTTGGGGCTTTAGTGGTGCTGCTGCTCGTGCAATAGCATTGTTTAGAATGGGAGAAGTCTCCATTGAAAGAGGTGAGAAACCTAATATTATCATAGGAACAAGTTCAGGTGCTTTAGCTGCTCCAATTATTGCAGTAGCTTATCAACATCCCGAGATAATGGCTAAGGCTATTCATTTTGCAGAAACACTTGATACTAAAGACATGTTTCCTTATAAGGGAAATGTACCATTCAATAAGAAAGGTAATCCTAGCCTAATGGGTGTGCTTAGAGCAGTTACTCATAATCATTTAGGTTGGCAAGATATAAAACCGCTTTACAAAAAGTTATTTACACAAGAGTATTTTGAATCATTTAAGAAATCAGATATTAAATGTATAGCATTTGGAGTTAATGGAGAAGATTGGACACCAGTTCAATATGTCTTAAATGATGCAGTATCACTAGATGATATGATTGATGTCATTGAATGCTCCTCTAGGATAGTACCATTTGTACAACCGATGACTTATAAAGGTGCTACTTATGCTGATGGTGGATTTATTAGTTTTAATCCTTCTATGTGGTTATTTGATAATTATGATTTAAAACAATTAGTTAGCTTTAATTCACATGAACTACACTTAGGAATAAACAAGAACCCCAAGTGGGATAAAAATATACTATCTGTAACTTATCAAGCAATGGATGGTATGTCTAGCATGTTAGCTTACAAGGATAGTATTATTGAAGAATTATATTGTAAATTACATTGTGTAGATTATATAAGAATTGATGCACCAGATGGCTATACTGATGAAGTTTACGAAACAGACGATAACCAATTAATTGCGCTAGGTCTTGCATCTATGGAGGTTGCTCAAAATGCTTGGAATAAAACAAAAGGAATAGCTTAATTTTGCACGTCCCAACATTGCAAATATATTATTCAAAAACAAATCCCTAAAAACTTTATTTAACACGTTGTTAAGCAAAGTATTGAAACCTATTGTAAAATGATGTAAATTTGTGGTAATGGACAAT